CATTGCAAACTGTATGAGTAAATTCGGAGGTATGCAGTGGGAAGAGATCGGTAGAGGTCTTACCGTCATGGGTGGGGCCTTAGCTGAGTTGGCTATCAGTCTCAATTTCATGAAAGGTACGCTTGGTGGATCAGCAGCATTGTTGGTTGCGTCCGGAGCCTTAGCTGTTCTTGCGCCGGTACTCAGTATTTTGGGAGCGTTATCGTGGGAAGCGATTGCGAAAGGACTTATTTCTATTGCCGGAGCATTCACAATTATCGGCCTAGCAGGCGCGGTACTTACACCATTGGTTCCGACTATTCTGGCATTATCGGGAGCGTTTGCATTGATTGGTGTTGGGGTTCTTACAATCGGAGCGGGTTTACTTGCAGCTGGCACAGGACTTTCGGCACTTGCTATCGGATTCACAGCGCTGGCAACTGCTGGTGCCGCTGGAGCGACTGCAATCGTAGCAGCACTGACAGTTATCGTTACTGGTATCGCTGGCTTAATTCCGGCTGTTCTTACAAAAGTCGGAGAAGGAATTATCGCAATCTGCAAAGTTATTGCTGCCGGAGCGCCAGCTATTGGTGAAGCTGTAAAGGCAGTTGTCTTAACGCTGATCGATGTTTTCGTATCCTGTGTACCGCAGCTGGCAGACGGAGCTTTACAATTAGTGGTTGGTGTATTAGCGGCTCTGGTTACTTATACGCCTCAAATTGTAGATCTAGCTTTCAAATTCCTTATTGGAATTTTAGATGGTATTGCTAGTAATCTGCCGTCACTGATTAAAGCTGGTGTCGATGTACTCGTAGCATTTTTCGCTGGTATCGTCGATGCACTGAGAGGAATCGATACTGGAGCTTTGCTAAAAGGAATTGCCGGAATCGGTCTGTTATCAGCTATTATGCTTGCTCTTAGTGCAACAGCATCGCTTGTTCCAGGAGCAATGGTTGGAATCCTTGGTATGGGTGCGGTTGTTGCTGAGATGGCGTTAGTGCTTGCAGCCGTCGGACTCTTATCGAAACTTCCAGGACTTTCTTGGCTTATCGGAGAAGGTGGAAAGCTTTTACAGGGAATCGGAACGGCAATCGGTCAGTTCGTTGGTGGAATCGTCGGCGGATTTATGAGCGGTGTGTCGAGTCAGTTCCCGCAAATTGGAGCTGATTTATCCACTTTTATGAATAATGTTCAGCCGTTTTTACAGGGAGCTAGTCAGATTCAGCCATCTATGATGGACGGAGTAAAGGCATTAGCCGAGACTGTGCTTATTCTGACAGCGGCTGATATTTTACAGGGATTGACTTCTTGGCTTACAGGAGGATCGTCTTTATCTAAGTTCGGAGAGGAACTTGTACCGTTTGGCGAAGCTATGAGAGATTTCTCGTTAGCTATCGGAAACATGGACGGGGAAATCGTGGCAAATGCGGCGACAGCTGGCAAAGCATTAGCTGAAATGGCAGCCACAATTCCAAATACAGGCGGATTAGTGTCTTTCTTCGCAGGAGAAAATGACATGACTGCCTTTGGAAAGCAGCTTGTACCATTTGGCGAAGCTATGAGACAGTTCGGGGATGCAATTACTGGACTCGATGCAAATGCCGTTACAGAAGCGGCAATCGCTGGCAAGGCCATGGCAGAGATGGCAACAACCATTCCAAATTCTGGTGGTGTCGTAGGATTCTTTGCTGGTGAAAACGATATGGGTGAGTTTGGAAAACAGCTTGTACCATTTGGCGAAGCAATGAAAGCATTTGGCGATGCGGTTCGTGGACTGGAAGCCGATGCAATCGTCAATTCTGCAACGGCGGGCAAGGCTTTAGTCGAGCTTGCTGATACTGTTCCCAATACAGGTGGCGTTGTAGCATTCTTTACTGGAAACAACGATGTTGATACTTTCGGTGAGAAACTTGTACCGTTCGGTGAAGCTATGAAGGCATATTCTGAAGCTATTATGGGTATGGACTCCGCGGCTATTACGAACTCAGCAACAGCTGGTAAAGCTCTTGTAGAACTTGCCAATACAATCCCGAATACAGGAGGACTTGTAAGCTGGTTTACCGGCGACAACGATCTTGGCAGTTTCGGTGACAGTCTGGTTCAGTTTGGAAGTGGAATTAAGAGTTATTCAGATTCTATTTCTGGAATTGATACCGGAATCATGTCAAGTGTGATTACCCAGGTGAATCGACTTGTTGAAATGGCTAAAGGAATGGCGGAATTAGATACGAGTGGTATGAGTGGTTTTAGCACAGCACTGATTCAGCTTGGAAACAACGGTATCGACGGTTTCATCAATGCGTTTACAGATGCGAGCGGAAGAGTGACATCCGCCGCGACCTCTATGCTGACGACATTCATCAATGCGGCTAATGCTCAGAAAGGTAATCTGACATCTACGTTTACGACCATGATGCAGGCTGTACTTACGACTCTTACGAACTATCAAACTCAGTTCAATACTGCTGGCTCTACGTTGATGACAAAATTTATCAGCGGAATTAAATCTCAGGACGGAAATACCAAAACTGCAATTACCAACATTATTAGCGGTTGCATCACTGCAATCAATAATAAGCAGACTCAGTTCAATACTGCGGGTGCGAACCTCATGATCAAGCTTATTGCTGGAGTTAAATCGAAAGATTACGAAACCAGAAATGCGTTTGTAAACATCTTAAGTTCATGCCTTACAGCTATCGCGAACAAGTATCCGGAATTTCAAAATGCAGGAATGCAGTGCATGATTAAGTTCATCGCTGGTGTTAAGGAAAAAGCCGAAGAAGTAAAAACAGCTTTCACTGGCAATCTTAATGCTTCTGTAACAGCTATCCGGGATTATCATGATCAGTTTAAACAGGCTGGTACTTACTTGGTGGAGGGATTTGCTGATGGAATCAGTGAGAATACGTACCGCGCGGAAGCTAAAGCCAGAGCAATGGCAAGGGCTGCGGCAGAAGCAGCAGAAGACGAACTGGACGAGCATTCACCTTCCAGAGTAGGATACCACATCGGTGATTTCTTTGGATTGGGATTCGTTAATGCCATCGGAACTTATGCGGTGAAGGCATATAATGCCAGTGCTGAAATGGCTGATTCGGCAAAAACAGGTCTCGGAAATGCAATCGCAAAGGTTAAGGATATGATCGACAACGGTGTTGATGGTCAGCCTACGATTCGACCGATTCTGGATCTGTCAGACGTTGAAGAGAAGAGTCATCGACTGAATACGCTGTTCAGTAGATCGCAGGCTTTAACCGTCAGCACAGGAATTGCAGCAGCTCGTGGACGGAATCTTCAAAATGAAGATACTAATCCGAATACAGGTAACTCTTATAACTTTACACAGAATAACTATTCGCCTAAGGCACTGTCGAGAACAGAGATTTATCGGCAGACGAAGAATCAGTTCTCGGCGATGGAAAGGATGGTGGAAACTTGATTCGAGCAGTCACGTTTACGAACTATCTTGGCGATAGTATCCGACTTGATTTGGCGAGACCGGAGGAATCCGGTTTCATCATCAAGTCTGTAACTGGCTTGGGACCAGGAAAAGCGAACATCAATACGACGGAAATCGCTACAAACGATGGAAGTCTGTTCAATTCTTCAAGGATGCCGAGCCGAAACATTGTTATTTCTCTTGCGTATATGTGGAAGGATTCCATTGAAGACGTAAGACAGCTTTCATACAAGTATTTTCCTATTAAAAAGAAGCTCACAATGCTTATCGAAACCGATAATAGGCAGGCAGAGATTGAAGGGTATGTCGAATCAAACGACCCAACAATCTTCAGTAAAGACGAGGGTTCGGATATCTCAATCGTGTGTCCGAATCCTTTCTTTTACTCTGCCGGAAAAGACGGAATCAACACAACCATCTTCTATGGTGTAGAGGCACTGTTCGAGTTTCCTTTCAGTAATGAATCTCTTAAGGACCCGTTACTAGAAATGGGAGAAATCAAAAATGAAACAGAGCAGGTGGTTGTATATAATGGCGACGCTGAAATCGGAGTGACTATTACGATTCACGCAATCGGTGAAGCCAGCAATATTACGATCTACAATACCGGTACTCGTGAAGTGATGCGGATCGATACCGATAAATTGGAGAAATTCACTGGCTCTGGAATTATAGCAGGTGATGAAATCATTATCTGCACCGTAAAAGGAAACAAGTCGATTACGCTTCTTAGGAACGGAAAGACTACAAACATCTTGAACTGCCTGGATAAAAACGCTGATTGGTTCCAGCTTGCGAAGGGCGACAACATCTTTGCTTATACGGCTGAGTACGGAAGTACAAATTTACAGTTTAAGATTGAGAACCGTATAGTCTACGAGGGGGTATAAGCACTATGGATGTGACAATTTTAAACACCAACCTAGATGCTGTCTCTATTGTGGATACGTACGAGTCCTTCATCTGGACGGATCGGTATTACGCTTACGGTGACTTTGAACTGTATGAAGCAATGCGAGAGGGCCTTCTTGACTACATCAAACAGGATTACTATTTGCAGAGCAAGGAATCTGAACATGTGATGATCGTGGAGAAAATCCAGATTACTTCAGATACCGAAGACGGTAACCATGTAACGGTTACTGGGCGTTCATTAGAATCTATCCTCGACAGGCGAATCGTCTGGGGACAGAAACTATTAAGCGGAAATCTTCAAAATGGAATAAAAACACTGCTCAACGAGAATGTAATTTCTCCGTCAGACAGCAATCGAAAAATTCCAAACTTTATTTTCAAAGAATCAACCGATCCAGCAATTACAAAGTTGAAACTGGAAGCTCAGTACACGGGAGATAACCTGTATGATGTCATCCAGAAAATTTGCGAGGAGCAGGGTATCGGTTTCAAGATCACTCTGAATGATGAAAAGCAGTTCGTATTTGAGTTGTATGCCGGTTCAGATAGATCATACGATCAGACGGAGAATCCCTACGTTATATTTTCACCGAAATTCGAGAACATCATCAATAGTAACTACATCGAATCTAAAGCTTCGTTGAAGACAGTGACCTTGGTTGGTGGAGAAGGTGAGGGCGCCGATCGAAGATATACTACGGTTGGTGGTGGCTCTGGTTTGAATCGCAGAGAATTGTTTACGGACGCTCGTGACATTTCTTCAAATGTTGGAAGCGATGATGCGTTGACCGATGCCGAGTATATGGCACAGTTGCAGCAAAGAGGAAAAGAAAAGCTTGCTGAAAATGTGAGCATTACCTCATTCGAGGGAGAAACAGAAACAACTATCATGTTCCAGTATGGAAAAGATTTCTTTAACGGGGACATTGTACAGATTGCGAACGAATACGGACACGAGACAAAAGCTCGTATTCTTGAAATTGTTCGTTCAGAAGATAAGGACGGTTATTCCGTCTATCCGACTTTTAAGACTATAGAACAGGAAGGAGCGTGATGAAGAAGTGAGTGTAACATTTGGATTTTATAATTCAAAAGAAGGAGATCGGCGCTACGATGCTATTCAGATGTCCAGCATTTTCGATGGAATCATTCAGGACGGAATATTGCAGCATGTCGGAACTGCAATGGTTGTAAAAGAATCGGAAGCAATGATTATCAACGTTGGTGTCGGACGAGCCTGGTTCAATCACACTTGGACGCTGAATGACGCTCTGTTACCATTAGTAGTTCCACAGTCCGAGATTCTGCTGAACCGATATGATGCAGTTGTGCTTGAAGTGGATTCGAGAGAGGCCGTCAGAGCAAATGACATCAAAATCATTAAAGGAACCCCAGCATCGAATCCAACGAAACCTACGATGGTGAAGACAAATGATCGCTGGCAATATCCGCTGGCGTATATTTATGTCGGCGCCGGAGTTACTTCTATTCGACAGGCAAACATCACGAACTGCGTTGGAACTTCAGAGTGTCCATTCGTAACGTCTCCATTGGACAAGGTCGAAATCGATGATTTGATTGCTCAATGGCAGGACCAGTGGAAAGAGTTCTACGAAAAGCAGACTACTGATATGGAAGAAACAAATAAGTTTTGGAAAGAGCAGTGGTCTACCTGGTTTCTGGCACAGACTGAGGAGATTCAGTCTGCATATTTGACATGGGAAGCTCAGTGGAACCTTTGGTATTCGGAGCATACAGCAGATATGGAAGCCACAAGTACCTATTGGAAAGAAAAATGGGAGGCGTGGTTCAACGAATACACAAGCATCAATACTGCGGAAATGGCTGACTGGAAACAGAAGTCAGAAACAGAATTTCGAGAATGGTTTGATCAGTTACAGGCACTGTTAGATGGCAATACGGCGGCAAGCCTTGCTAAGAAGCTGCTGGAATTGCAGGAGCAGGTAGATATTCTTAACCAGTTCAGTTCCAACCTTGAAAACGAATACACGGTATATCAGAAGCTTTATGATAATGGATACCGTACTTACGGAGACGTGCTCGATTCTTCGGACGCACCCATTACTGACAGCAATTTGGATACGGTCATTGGACGTACATATTCCAGTGATCTTCTCCGTGACAGCAATGGCGATGTTATCGAAGGTCGGGCTATTTTTGTCATCAAATAAAGGAGGATTCATTAAATGAAAATCACAGACTACGAAAAGGTCCAGGCGTTAGCAGCAAGTAATATTTTCCTGCTTGACGGACCTAACGGGACAAAGACCATTGCGGCAGATGCTTTAGCAAAGGCGTTAATCGGTCTTTTAAGTTCCAAAGATTTTATCGGAGGAGTAAATCTTTCCGAACTCACCCAGATCAACGAGCTGGTATCCGGTAACAAATTACTCGTCGGGACTACGGACGGAAACAAGGCTATTGCAGCTGAAGACGCACTCTTTGCTATGCTTGATGGCTTTGCTCCGGTGGAGCTTCGCCGGGTACTCTTCAGAGGCAAGAATCTTGGTACAGCGCTGACCGCAGTACAGAAAGCTGCTATTAAGGACGGTTCCTTTAAAGGAATGTTCCTTGGCGACTATTGGAGTATCGGAGGTCGTATTTGGCGTATCGTTGATATGGATTACTGGTACAACTGCGGTGATACTGCATTTACCAGCCATCATCTCGTTATCATGCCGGATGAGGCGCTTTACAATGCGCAGATGAATACTACCAATGTTACGACCGGTGGATATGTGGGCTCTGCGATGTACAAGAGTAACTTGGCAAACGCCAAAACAATCGTAAATGCGGCTTTCCAGGGGTCTGTTCTTACTCACAGAGAATACCTGTGCAATGCGGTTGCAAACGGAAGACCGTCAGGTGGAGCATGGTTCGATTCCAGCATTGAGCTCCCGAATGAACCTATGATGTATGGTCATCTTCATTTCAGTCCGACTTCTGACGGTTCTACTGTTCCGAGCATCTACACAATCAGCAAGACTCAGCTGGCGTTGTTCATGGTGTGCCCTAAATTCATCGTAAACAGATCTTACAACCAGTGGTTAAGAGACGTCGTTTCTTCGGCTGGCTTTGCCGGTGTGGGCTACTATGGCGATGCGTACTACTACGCCGCTTCGGGCTCTATTGGGGTTCGTCCGGTCTTCCCGGTTGGTTAATTAAGATCGCGGGGCCTTGTGCCCCGTTTATATTTTTGAAAGGAGCTTCTAATCATGGAAGAAAAAATCTATAAAATTACCCTCGGTAATGGAACTGAGATTTCCAATCTTAAGTTGAACGGAAACAATTTCATTTCCACAGAAAAGATCGAGGAATCCGTATTTGCAGATAACTGCTCTCCGGTTACTATCAGCGACGGAACAACTGAGACTGTTCATCCAAACATGGAACTGGTTCAGATCGTTGAGCAGGTTCCAGGGGAATACTGGTTTGTCCTTAGAGATATTTCTGAGGAGGAATTTGCCAGAACCAAAATGCAGTCTGACATCGCCTACATTGCAATGATGTCCAATGTAGAGCTTTAAGAAGGGAGATCACCATGGAACATAGCAAGAATTACAGTAAAGTAAAGCTTTGGTACAGCATGAAAATGTGGAATGAGACCAGAGTTCGTAATGCGGTGAAGATGGGCTGGATCACCAAAGAGGAGTTCGCCGAGATCACTGGTAAAGATTACGAATGAGTGTTCTGTTAGGCGACAGGAAAGAGTCAAAATTCGAAGCGATTACGTACTCGATCGAGTTGCATGATATGCTGATACTCCTTATGCAAAGGGGATTTGGTGTTAAGGATGTGGACAGCTTTGTTCGGAAGAAGTATGCGTATGGAGAAATTTCGGAAGAAAACTTTGCTAAGTACAGAGAACTGATGCGGAGTTTCAAATCGAAAGTAAATCAGTGTGCTTCCTTAATAACGAGCAATGTTAGAGCGGCAAATACCATTTACCCACGGTCAATGCACGAGTACGAGACCAGGAGAGATTACCAGAATGCGGCCATTGTAAATTGCGAGCAGCTCATTAACGAGTTGCAGCGGGTTGTTGAAATATTCGATGTAGATCTGAATTTATACAACCGGTATGTTAAAGCTATCGACCGAGAAATCGGATTGATAAAAAGGTGGCGTCAAAGAGACATGGCGATTAAGTCGCGGTTAGAAAAAGGGTAACATCTAAAAAATTGCGTCGTTTCTTCGGCTAACTTTGCCAATGTGAACAACAATGGCAATACGAACTACAACAACGCTTCGAACTCTAATGGAGTTCGTCCGGATTCTTCGATTAACCAACGAAGAAGGAGATGCTATCCGTTCCGCAAGGATAAATAATAAAGCCTAATACAATTTACTACGGTAAGTATTGTTATAACGGTGAATAGGTTATGAACTACGAGGAGATTGTCTGTGACGCCAATAACTTGTATAGGGCTTATAAGGTCTCTGTGAAGAGCAGCAAGTGGAAAGAATCGACGCAAAAATTCATGATGAATTTCCTGCGGTACATATTCGAAATCCAAGATGATCTAATAAATCGGACACTTCAAAATGGACCGACACAGGAATTCGAGCTGCATGAAAGAGGCCGGATAAGACCTATTACAAGCATTCAAATCCGCGATCGCATTGTCCGACATTCTCTGTGTGATGAGGTTTTACTTCCAGAAGTTAGGAAACATATCATTTATGATAACTGCGCATCTATCAAGGGACGCGGAATTTCACAACAGAGAAAACGATTCGAAATCCATCTCCACAAATACTACCAATTATACGGAAATGACGGTTATATTCTATTCGGTGACTTTTCAAAGTTCTATGACAATATTATCCATGAGATTGCCAAACGAGAATTGTTGAAGCTGTTCAATGACGATGAGTTTATTGACTGGCTTTTAACGTTGATATTTAAGGGCTTCCAGATCGATGTTTCGTACATGTCTGACGAGGAATACGAGGCCTGTATGACCGATACTTTCAATAAACTGGAGTATCGGAACATTCCAAAAGAGAAGCTCACTGGCGAAAAGTGGATGGAGAAGTCTGTCAATATTGGAGATCAGCTTTCGCAAGTCATTGGAATTTACTATCCATATCCTATTGACAATTACGTCAAGTATGTACGTCAGCAGAAATTTTATGGAAGGTATATGGACGATTGGTACATTATGAATCCCAGTAAAGAAGAGCTTGAAGACTTGCTCGAAAACGTCTGTAAAATAGCAGCTGAACTTGGAATCCATATCAATCGTAAGAAAACCAGAATCGTTAAGATTTCGAGCAAATACAAATTCCTGCAAATCAAGTACACACTTACAGATACTGGTAAAGTCATCAAACGAATAAACCCGGATCGAGTTACCGCCATGCGTAGAAAACTCAAGAAACTTGCCGTTAAGGTTGGAAATGAAGAAGCGGATTACGACAATATCGAGAACATGTTTCGCGGTTGGATGGGAGGTCATTATAAGCTCTTATCCAGAGAACAACGAAAGAATTTAATACAGCTTTACGAAGACCTATTTAGTAAGAAAATCACAATAGTCAACAAGAAGCTGATTGTTTCTGATAGGTCTGCATGATTGCACATAAAGAAGGAGGAAACGATGGAACCATGGTTTCAGGTTGTACTTACAATCTTTAGCTCAGTTCTTGCATCTTCTGGGCTGTGGGCCTATTTGCAAAAGAAAAGCGAGCAAAAAGATGTTAAAACAGAGATGCTTATTGGATTGGCACATGACAGGATCATGTATCTTGGAATGTCGTATATTGACCGTGGGTGTGTAACCCAGGATGAATATGAAAATCTGAGGGTATATCTCTATGAACCCTACGAACGTATGGGCGGGAACGGTTCAGCGAAGCGAATTATGCAGGAGGTGGACAAACTCCCGATTCATAAATTTATAGAGAAGGAGGAAGAGCACAATGAGCATGAGTAACAAGACATACGACATCCTTAAGTGGATTGCTATGTATCTGCTTCCGGCTGCTGGTACATTATACTTTGCACTGGCCGGAATCTGGAGTCTCCCGTATGGAGAGCAGGTGGTCGGAACCATCACTGCGGTTGATACTTTCCTTGGTGTTATCCTTGGAATCAGTACATCCCAGTACAACAAGACTGCTGATAAAGAAAAATAATGAAAGTGTCATGGAGGACTAAACATTATGGCAAATCTGAATGTAAACAAAGTCATTTACGGGGGGGGATGTCCTTATCAATCTTACTGGCGATTCCGTCAGTGCAGATAAGATCCTCAAAGGTATTACTGCTCATGATAAGAGCGGTGCAAAGATCACAGGTACATGTACATTCGACAGCGATACTTCCGAGGATACTGCGGCTGTTGCAGAGATTCTCGTAGGAAAGACTGCGCACGCTCGTGGAAGTAAACTTACAGGTACTATGAAGAACAACGGTGCGGTTAAAGGTACCATCTCAACGGTTGCTGGAGAATATACAGTACCGCAAGGCTATCATGACGGTTCTGGTAAGGTGTCTATTGATGCCACTGAACAGGCAAAGCTTATTGCTACTAATATTCGTGAGGGTGTGACGATTCTTGGCGTTGAAGGTGCTATGTCTGGTTCTGAGGATATGAAGCCGCAGAGCAAGGAGGTAACACCATCCAAAGAAGCTCAGACGATTATGCCGGATGAAGAGTACAACTGCTTATCTCAGGTTACAGTTAAGGCAATCCCGTATGTAGAAACCGACAACTCTGCCGGAGGGAAGACTGTTACGATCGGATAAGGAGGTTTTGTCAAATGGCTGCGAATAAAGTCGTATTCGGCAATAAAGTTTTGATCGACCTTACCGGCGATACTGTTACGGAAGAAGCTTTGTTGAAGGGCTATACAGCACACAAAGCAGATGGTACAATTATTACCGGAACGGCTTTCGCAGGATATCCTAACGAGTTCGTGTTCTTAGATAACATCGAAGACTCAAGCGGAAACCAAATCAAAGACAGTTCCGGTAAAACAATTCAGGGGCAAACCATCTATCGCAAAGCCTGCAACTCGGTTCTTTTGGATTCTACGGGCGATGTGATTGAAGATGGTTTTGAACAGTAGATAGAGGTAATTAAGTTCGTGTGGATGTCGTTTATTTCTCGATTATTCCTACATTTGAACCCTCTAGGTACTGTAAATGCTGGATAGTTTGTTTCTATAATATAAAGTAAATAAAGCGAAAGGCACAATAGAAATTATCTTCTGAAGTGACTGCCAATACAGTACGAAAAAAGAAAAGACTCAAAATGACAGTGAAAAAGGGAGGAACGCAATATGAGCAGTATGTTGGAATTTCAGAACATCTGTAAATATTTCCCTGGTGTAAAAGCACTGGATAATATTTCGTTTAAGGCATATGCAGGCGAGGTTCTGGCATTCCTTGGAGAGAACGGAGCGGGGAAATCCACACTTCTGAAAGTGCTGAATGGAGATTATCAGCCGACAAGCGGAAAATATCTGCTGGACGGTGTGGAAAAACATTTCCAGTCCCCGCATCAGGCGATCGAAGAAGGAATCTCTGTTATCTATCAGGAACGTCAGATTCTTCTGGAGCTTTCGGTCGCAGAGAATATTTATCTCGGAAGAATGCCGGTCAACCGTTTTGGATTCATCGATACCCAGAAAGCAAACCAGATGGCATCAAAGATCATTGAAGATTTTGGTCTTCCGATCCACCCGTCGACAAAAGTCAAAGATCTGAGTATCGCTTACCAGCAGATGGTCGAGATCATGAAGGCATATTCGAGAGAGAATCTGAAGGTAATCTGCTTTGATGAGCCGACAGCATCCCTTTCCGATTCAGAGATCGATGCTCTGTTTAAGATCATCGAAAAGCTGAAAGCGGAAGGCAAGATCATCATCTATGTATCTCACCGAATGGATGAGATCCAGAGGATCACCGACAAAGTGGCGATCTTCAAGGATGGTCATTATGTGACGACAGTAAAGACCGGTGAGGTCCCGGAATCGGAGATGATCCGGATGATGGTCGGACGTGATCTCGGAGATATCTACAAAAATCTCGACAGGAACAAAGAGATCGGAGAGGTTCTCCTGGAAGTAAAAAATGTTTCTTCCGACTATGTGAAAGAGAATTCCTTCGTCCTCAGAAAAGGTGAAGTGCTTGGATTTTCCGGACTTGTCGGTGCAGGACGGACAGAACTCATGAGAGCGATCATCGGCGCGGATCCGATCCGCAGCGGAGAGATCATTCTCGAGGGAAAGATGATCCAGAACCGATCTCCGCATGAAGCGATGGAACACGGGATCGTTCTCGTACCGGAGGACAGAAAACTTCAGGGAATTCTTTCAAACCTTGATATCAGTGATAACATCAATATTTCCATGCTGGACAAAAACTCCAACAGTCTCGGCTTTGTAGATGCAAAGAAGGAAGAAAAGATCGCAGAAGACGGCATTAAAAATTTCAAGATCAAGACGCCTTCCGCAAAGAAAAAGATCGTGGAGCTGTCAGGAGGAAACCAGCAGAAATGCATCGTTGCACGCTGGATCAGCACGAATCCGAAGGTCCTGATCCTGGATGAACCGACAAAAGGAATCGATGTCGGTGCAAAGTCCGAGTTTTACCAGATGATCTGCCAGTTCGCAAAACAGGGACTCGGCGTGATCCTGATTTCTTCCGAACTGCCGGAAGTCATGGGATTATCCGACCGGATCATCGTCATGCGTGCAAGACGGATCGTTGGTGAGGTTTCAGCAGAAGATGCAACTGAGAGTACACTTCTCAGCATGGGAATGATCGGGGAGGTAAAAGAAGCATGAGTACAAAGAAAAAAAGTAGGATCCATATTGACGGCGACAAGCTTGTTCTGATCGCAGCGATCATTGTAGTATTTGCATTGTTTACCTGCCTGAATAAAAACTTCCTGTCCGTCACAAACATGATCAACATCCTGATCGCGGCATCCCTCGTCGGAATGGTCGCAGTCGGACATACATATCTGATCATTGCCGGTCAGAACGACCTGTCTCCTGGTTCACTTGCAGCGTTTTCGGGAGTTGTAGCAGCACTTCTCGTATCAAAGGGAATGCCGTTCGCGGCAGCTGTGATCGTTACGATCGTCTGCGGAGCAGCCGTAGGCTTCTTCAATGCATTCATGGTCAACAAGATCCATCTGGAGGCATTCATCGCAACACTCGTAACACAGTCCATCATCCGTGGATTTGCCTACATCATCTGCGGAGGAAAACCGGTATCCATCAGCAATAAGACATTCCTTCTTCTCGGAAAAGCAAGGATCTTAAACATTCCGGTATCTGTATGGATCATGATCATCTGCATCGTCGTATTCGGTATCATCCTTGCAAAGACGAAATTCGGACGCAGCGTATATGCGATCGGCGGCAGCATGGATGCAGCAAGACTTGCAGGCTTAAATCCGAAAAAGATCATCACAACCTGTTATGTGATGATGGGTATCCTCTGCTCGATCGGCGGCATCATATTCGCGGCACGTATGAACTCCGGACAGCCGGC